AGTAGGAGTGAATAGTGTAGTGCTTTTAGTATATCACGTTTTGCTTGTCCCTTCTTATCATAGCGACTTAGATACTTGATTGCATTAGAACGACAGAATGATTCTGCATCTCCTACGGACTCAATAAGGTCAAGTGTCTGGACATTATTATTGTCAGAAGTATAGTGTCCACCATAAGTGGTAGAAATATAATTCTTAAGAGCTTCGATAGACTCATCTTCTTTATATTTTCTAGTACAATCTTTGTCTATTCCAGGTGTTGGTATATCAAAACTGATTGTATCATCACTAAATGCTGATGATAAATTAATTCCCTCAATTCCAGAGAAATCTAAATTGAGAGTGTCAACAGAATACTCTGGTGAATTAAAATCAATGAAATCACCACCTGTTATAGAAAGAGTGTCATCATTCTCCTCATCAATCTCAACATCATTGGGAACATTGTAAATTGCAGTGTTCCCAATTCCAGTTGTAATGTTTATATTTTCGTTATTCAATTCGTTGTTTTCAATTGGATAGGTCTTGTCCATAGTACCATTAATTTCCTCATAAAGTAAGCTCCATGAATTAATCATACCTCAACTCTCCTCATTTGGCAACTCGAAGTCTGCATCAACTTTATCATAGAGTTCTAAGAATGCTTGCTTAGTCTCATCATCAAATCTGTTTACACAAACTTGAATTGCTTTTGCCTTATTATTAAAGATGCTAAAAGCACGAACAATGTGAACCAAACGACGAGTACTGATGATCTCTTCAATACCACCATCATAGAATGTTTTACGGATGATGTCACCCCAATCTACAAGTCTCTTAATGAAATCTGTATCTGTTACACCTAACTTAGCAGCAATTCCTCCAAGAATTTTCTTCTCTACTGATACAGGTGGATACTCTTGCTCAAAGGTAACAGGGAATCTTTCGAGGAATGCTTCATTAAGTACATTAGTACCAATGAATCTACCATCATCGGATCCTTTACCCTTTGTGTTTGCAGTAGCAACTACATTGAACCCTGCTTTTGGTTGCACAAACTTACCAATCTTTTTCAAGAAGATACCATTACCTTCAAGGATTGGTTGTAAGCATAGGATTTTATTAGATGCTAAATCAATTTCATCTAAAAGGAGGATAGCTCCCCTCTCCAAAGCTTCGGTGACGGGTCCATTATGCCAAACAGTATTCCCATCAATAAGACGAAACCCACCAATAAGATCATCTTCGTCGGTTTCAATTGTAATATTTACCCTAATTAATTCTCTATTTAGTTGAGCACATGCCTGTTCTACCCCAAATGTTTTACCATTTCCAGAAAGACCAGTAATAAAAGTAGGATAAAATAACTTACTTTGTAGAATTTTTTTAAGGTCATTGAATGGACCAAACTTGACAAATGTGTCATCTTGAGTAGGAACTAAGTTTTGTGAAACAGTAGGTTCAACAGCAGGAGCATTGAAAGACTTTTCAATATTCTCGACTGCTCTGGTGGTAACTTCTAGGTTCCACTTACCACGACCAACTGAAAACTCTTTAAGTTTTTTAGTGACTGTTTGATAAGCAATGTCATTAGCAGCACAGAATCCACGAACATCTGCAGCAGTAAACTCTTTACCATATGTGCTTCTCAAACCATCAATGATTTCGTCTTTTGTCATTTTAATTTCAAAGGTCATGATGTAATTTGTTTTCGATATACTTATAATACATCAAAAAGGGGTCTGTTCGACCCCCAGTGGACACTTATTTTATTGTCTTTTGCTTTTCAAAGAACTCACTCATAGATGAAGATACATCAGGTGGTTCTGGGTCACGATACCCCTTCATCTTCTTCCACTTATTGTGCAATGCACCCATCATCCACGACTGTGCAAGACTTTTAGGACCATTTTCAAGCAGATCTAATTCATACTTACTAGAAGTATATCCTTTATACTCTTCTCTCCAATTGGAATCATCATAATTTTTGGACATTTTCAGAACCTCCTTCAAAATCATGAATACTTTCTGTTCCTCCTACTGCAAAGGGATTATACTTTGCAGTAGCAAGTCTATATGCTTTCTCGTGCATTGTCACTATCTCTTCAGCACTCTTTTCAAAGTCAGGAGTTGATTCATGCCTTGATGCATAAACATCAGCAATCTCTTCCTCAGGTCTTGGGTTGTCAGTTGCAATAGGCATATCATCAAGGGGGTTGTGGAACCAATCATCATATGGGGGGTTTTCTCCTAACACATTGTCAGGTGCTTCTGGATCGATATTAAACTGTATCATGTTACCCGTAAGTAAAAGTCTTTCCTTTTATTTTGGTATCACCTTCTGGTGAAGATTTACCAGGTTTCATTGTACCTGCTGCAAATCTTTTAACATTTTTACCTGCTTGTTTGCCGAGTCCACCTTTTCTAGTTGCTGATACTGTACCAGTTTTTTTGGTTTGTGTCAAGACGGCATCCTGACCATACTTCTTACCAAGTGCTTTTATAACTTTCTTAAACTTTCTCTTACCCTTCTTACCAGAAGTGACAACGTGACTACGTTCTTTAACCTTTGTAGTTTTACCAGTTTTATCATCCTTCTCATCCCATCTTCCAGATACCTTTGTAGCACCTGGTAAACCCTTACCCTTAATATCACGATCTAACTGCTTTGCTCTTGCTCTATTTTCCTTAGCAGATTTGTCGCCACGACTTCCAGAGATGATTGCCATCCCACCTTTGTCTGATTTAGATTTAATTCTACTCAGACTACTTTCTTCTAGATATTCTTTAAAAGTCTTCATTAGTCTTTAGGACCATAATTGGGATCAACTTGTAAGAACATATTAGCATCAAAATCTGGATTCTCAGGTAGGAATTCATCCAAATCAACCCACATCTCACACTTCTGACATACTGCAACAGGTTGAGTAGTTCCAGTTCTTCCAGAAGTTCCACAACTATATCCACCAATACATCCCTGAACCTTACCATCCTTACATCTAAATGCAGAACCATCTCTTGTCCATTCAGGAAACTCCTGTGCAGAAGCCGCACTACCCAATGGTTTGGTTGACTCACCTCCACCAAGAGTACCGATAAGTCCTCCACCAACTATTCCTACAGCCACCGCAATAGCCAGTTTAATCTTATTGTTCATTTTGCTAGAGTATCTGTCTTATTTATTCTTCGTCTTCTTCTAAGCGATAATTGTATGAGGTAAACTTAATACCATGATGATGTAAAAGAACAATTTTTGAATCAGTCATTTCTTCTGAATAAAAAATAACTGGATCTTTTAGTGATGGATCTCCACTCATTCTCCTTCCTCCTTCACTATTGTTTTATAGTATTCTAATTTTCTCCGAAGAAGAGTTACTTCTTCTTTCAATTCTTCCTTTTCAATTTTCAGTTCTGCGATTTCTTGTTCGTAGAGGATAATCATTTGTTCCAGTCGAAGTACATCATTCTCAAGATCCCATCGTGGTTTGGGATATGGGTTGGTCATTAGTTTGCCTTTGAATAATTATTTAATCATTTAATGTTTGCTTTACGATCTTTTTCTAATTCTAACTGTCTTTTGAACTCTACGTCAAGAGTACTTAATGCATCTCTTAAATGATGTTCATACTCATTACCCTCTATCAAATCTGATAAATGAGCAGTATGTTCTAGTGCAAATACTAGTTTAGTTTCATTATTCATTCTCATTCATCCCACCTTCTTTTTTTCCAGTCAGCATACATCTGACCATATATCATTCCTTCATGTGCCTTAATATCTCTACCACTAAGAAGTTCTATCTGTTGTTTAGATAGATTATCCTTCATAGTATCAAGGTAATCTTTTTCCCAATTAGGGATGTCTTTAATGTATTCTTTGGTCATAATTTAAAATTCAATAAATTCGCTTTGTGGTAATCCAAGTTCCTCCTCTGGTTCTGGTTCAAAAGGAAGTCTGTCAACTGCTTTTGGTAATCCCTGTTGGCCAGGTAATTCCTCAGTGGGACTTACACTAACATCAACAGTTTCTGGATTGATTGGTTTGGGTGCATCTATTCTTTTATAATATAATGGTTGCACATCTTTATTAAGAAGAACAAGTTCTTGTGCATGTTTCTCCCATCCACAATCACAATACTGTTCTCCCTTTTCAGTAAAGACTCTATAAAAAGGATAGATGGTCATTTGTTTTTTCTCACTGGTACTTCAATTGTCCATGATGGTGTTTCTAATTTAACCATCTTAAACTGTTGTCTATTCTTCTCATAAGTTTTAGCAGGTTCATCACCAGCAGTCTCACCATAATGAGTTTCTTTCATACCCAAGTAATCCAAA